ATGGATAAATATGGAAGACCACTTGTTACAGTTTATAGAAAGAGAGGAGATTCCGTTTCTGTAAACGATAAAATGATTAGTTCCGGAATTGTAAATGTTTATGACGGAAAGAAAAAAGCATCTTTTGATACTAAAACTATACACGTACAGATGTAATTTACATCACAACACGATAACCCACGGTGTTCAACTTGGAAAGTTCACGGGCAACCTTGACGACACGACGAGGAGACATGGGTCCCGACTTAACGCGGCTCACAAGCTTGAACTTAGCCTCCCTGTTGAGACCCTTCATGGCACCGATACGCTTGATGGCCTCCTCCTTAGTGATGGGCATCGCCTTCTTAGAGGGCTTGGGCTTCACAGGGCTTGGAGTCTTCACGTTAAGTTGACGCAACTTCGCGATGTTAGCGTTCTTGGTCACCATACCCTTCATGAAGTTGGCAGCAACCTTCTTGTCAAGGGCCTTCTTCTTAGCGGCCACCTTCTTCTTAGCGGCCGCCTTCTTCTTAGCCTCTCTCAAGGTTTCGTAGTTGTTCGTAGGGAGTGACGCACGCATCTTGATGCCACCACAGAGTTCCCTGACGCTAAGTTTTTCGGTTCCACGAATACCATACTTCTTGGCAACCTTCACCACCTCATCCCTCTTGTAGAGACGGCACTTCTTACGACCAATCTTGAGATCACCCGCCTTGTCTACGGATACGAGTACTGGAGTCATTGTTTGTTATTAGTGAAGAAAATTATTCATCTTTATTAAAAGGGAGATGGTCATCAGGTACGGTGTCATCTTCTATTTATATCTACTCTCACGTCTTGGGGCAAAACCCAAAAAGAAAAAAGTCAAATCCAAAGCTCCCTGGATTTAAGAAAGGTCGCGAATCCTCTGGATCTTGCCAGTCACAATCAACTCATCAATCTTTCGGGCAATACTCTTGCCAATACCCTTGACCTTCTTGGGACCTTGGGAAATCTCACTACCATTAGTCACCTCAAAGTCAAGGTCACGGATGGCTTCGGCCGCGTCCCTGTAGGCACGAATCTTGTGAGGATCCTGGGAACCATGCTCCTCAGCCTCAAGAGAAGCGAGGACATCAAGATGCCAAGCAATCTCCTCGTTGGTGGAGACAGGGTTGGACTCAAGTTCAAAGGAGACCTTCTTGTTGGGCGCAAGAAAGTCATCAATCTTTCGGGCAATGCTCTTGCCAACACCCTTAACCTTCTTAGGTCCCTTGGCAAGTTCCTCACCGTTGGTCACCTTGAAGTTGAGAGCATCAATGGCATTTGCCGCCTTCTTGTAGGCAGCAGCCTTAAACTCATCGCTCTCCTCATAGGCCACATTCTTAAGGTGACGCACGAGAGCGTCGTTGTGACCACCCGCGAAGTAATCATCATGGGTCTCATCAACAACCGACCAGTCCCTCTCCAGCCTCTTAAGAGGGCAGATACTATCAGTCTCCTCAAAGGAAATGGCTTTCATATCCTTCTTCGGATCAGCCCTGAGGAACTGGTTAATCTTGGCAGCAATGCTCTTGCCAATGCCTGGAACCTTGTTGGGACCACTGGCAAGCTCATCACCACTGGTCACCTTGTAGGGGAGCTTATAGACAGCGTGGGATGCGTCCTCGTAAGCCTTCTTCCTGTACTCATCGGAGAATACGATGGAGAGACTGTCAAGAAAATCGGCCAACTCGGTGTTGTAGGAGACGAAGAACTCATCATTGGAGGAAACAGACTCGGAGTCAGAGTCGTACTCATCATTGGAGGCAACAGACTCGGAATCGGACTCATACTCATCATTGGAGGCAACAGACTCGGAGTCAGAGTTGTACTCATACTCAACAATCTTGAGTTGAAGATCAATCTTGTCTTGTGTAAGGGATTCAACCTTGGCACGGAGATCCTTGTTCTCCTTCTCAAGCTTGGAAATGTAGGTAGCAATGGAAGCAGAGTTCATGGTCATGTTGAGTGTTTGTAGTTGTATACTTTTATATTGGTTTGGGATGACTTAGGTGTTTAAAGATTATATTTCTTTCGAAATGAGAATGTTGGCTCTTGCTAAACCTATACATACACAACACACCCGCGTTATTTTACCAAAGAACAAGAAACCCGTTCATCGTCCCGTACGAAATGTTAAAGTTCGTTCTGTTCTCCCCGATCAAGATTTCATCAACTACAGCCTCTTCCAACTTACTTCTTGGGTTATGCCGATGACTATTGCTGGTCGTTTCATGAAGATGGAGTATAAAGATATTACCGTTGGACTCATCGCTTTGGGGGTCACCAAAACACTTTTGGAAGCCGGTGGAATTATTCACTATTAAAAAAATAACACATTGAACTATAAATGAAAATATTTCCGACGATTATCGAAAAGTTTTTTGATGATGATATTCTTACCAAACACGGAATATGTCCTTTATGTACCCGAAACCTGATTGAATCTACATACTTCACCACCCAATGTGGGAGCTGTCACACAGATGATAGACCATTTTCATTAGGCACATCAACTGAACCATGTTATTGTGAAGATTATCGTAAAAAATGTCTAAAGTGTCCACAATGTTACGATAAAATATATCTATTTGTCCCTTTTAAACAAAAAGATATTGCAAAAGAACTTAATTGTGAATGGGACAGTGATAAGAAAAAATGGTATTTTAAATGGAGTGAATGGATAAGAGGATATAAAGAAAATGCTTATAAATTACTGAAAAAGTTTGGTAGTCCCCGTGTTCAAATGTTACTTAATAAGACGTATTAAAGATTTCGCGGGAACTATACAAAAAGTGATGTTACTTACAATAAAACCCATTTTCATTCGTCCACGTGTGACAGTTCGCGCCAAGAAAGACAAATTTGTTGAACCCACTGAAGCTCCCGGAGAAGGAAAACGTCGTTTTCCTACATGGGATGAGGGAGAAGAAGAAGATAAAAAAGAAGTTCATCCATTCAAGAAGTTTATAATGGATGTACTCAAGATTGAGGAGATTGACTATGAGAAGTTCAACAAGGAAAATATGTGGGCTATTCGTCCAAATAAAAAGGATTAAAAACAATAGGATATTAGAACCTATAATATGGATCCAAAGAACATCCCCAATGTCGTCAAGCAAATCCTTCAAGATCGTGAGCTCCCCATGAACAAGAAGATGACTGCGTTCATGATGTTCATGCCCAAGCTCCCCGAAGATCCCAAACTTGATGCGATCATCAATGATAACCTTGTGGTTGGTGAGAAGATCAAATCCCTCATTAATGAGGGAAAAATTGAACTTGGAAAGTTTGACAAAGACTTTAGTTTGGACGTGAAAGTGCTATAAAGATGAAAGTATTGTTAATATCAAATGAGGGCCAGAGAAGCTATTTTTTTCCACGATGTGGCAACTGTGGCATATATCCTACCATTTGCTTTCATGTGTCTGATGGAAACTCTATTTGACTACACAATTTATCCTTTGTTTCTAACACACGCTCTTGCATTTCACATGTTCTACGATCTCGTTTGGATATTTGTTCAACCTCAAGTTATTACCGCTTTCCGTAACCTGATTGCTCTCCATCATTTGGCGGCTCTAACTTTACTCATTCACCCCATGCTAAGACCTTGGGATGCACCCCTCACAGCTATTGCTGGTATTATTGAGTTTGACACATCTCTTTTGATTCTAAGACGACTTTTCAACGGAAACAAGACGATTAATCGTATGTATCTCATTTCCAATGTAGTTTTGAGAGTTTTTTACGAAACACTATTGACTATTCTATTTTGGTACTACTTCAAATATGAAAACTTTTGGGTGAGACTTCATATTATGAGTGGACAGGTGTTCATCAATCTTTTCAGTTATGCAATCTGTACTCTAACATATACAAAGGAAGTAAGAAAACATCTTAAAAGAATGACTCTCTGATGTAAGTAAGTACAATGTACGGTTTATCCGACAAAATATCGCTCTCTAAAAAGGATCAAACCAAACAAAAAACTGCAAATGTCTTACTACCATTGTCATATATTCTTTACGCCAATGATAATGAGATAGATGTACCATATGTTACTACACAAGGGACTGGTGTTTTGCGTGACGACGATTTAACTAATTTTACATATTATGACACAGAGAAGGCTATATCAGATACCGGAACATTTATAAACCCACCCCCCAATGATATCATGGTTTCTAGGGAGAGAATTGGTCTCACTGCAAAGGAAAACGGGGGTGTATCTCTCTCTGTGTACAAAAGGAATAGGTTTATGGAAGTAAAAGTTGTGTATTATCAGGGAGAAAAGACTGAGATAATCATTAGACAAGACTTCTATGCATTGAATCTCCTCGCCAGTATTTTGAACAATAATCCGGGATTTAAAATTGAAGATTTATCGGAATCGTCACTCATAGAAACCCCATTCATGTTGGTTCTCATGTGGAATGATGACACCCACCTAGATATGGTTTGCTTTAGTGATGTAGCTCTCTTAAAACTTATACACATGGGAAAGACTAAAAGATGTGAAGAGGGTATGAAACTTGTGATTGAGAAATTGACAGAGTATAACACAAAAGGAATAATCACATATAAGAATGAGAAATCTAGTGTAGTTGCACACCGCAAGATTTCATTATTTCCCTTTAGAGGTTCAGATAAAATTGCGATTGAACACACATTTAAAGTCAAATCTACGGATTTGGTATTACAACCCGTAAAAATTGAAAAGAACTTGTGGGTTGAAATAAGATTGAAATCAAATTAAAGTTACGAGTCATATACTATGAAATGAGTTCTGATCGCGAAGAATACTTTAACCAGGTGCCACCACCCGAGAAATGTGATTTTGGAGACTACCGAATTGACCCAGAATATAGGAAGGAACTTTACGAACAGTTTCCTTTCTATACTGGGGAAGAAATTGTCGGGTCATATCTTGGTCATAATCCCCACTTTCCATCTCAAGAGGAGTGGATGAAGAATAGTTAAAGTCGTATAAAGGTATGTGTTGTTTGAAGTTAAATGACTAAGTTTCCTCTTGGAGCTTTACTTAACGGTGAGTATTGTTTACCTTGTAATGCCGAAAAGGGTTTAGATTACGTCTGTCCAGAATGTAAAGCACTTGTTATCGTGAGAAAGGGTAATGTCAAAGTTCATCATTTTGCTCATAAACCCGGAGAACGAGATTGTAAGTTCTATGATCATCCCGGTGAAAGTGAAATTCATAAAATGTCAAAACACATCATCGCCGATTTATTAAGGAAGAGAAAAATCAGAACGGTTATATGCCCATGTTCTAAAGGGTGTACGTACGACGAACAAATTAAATATGAGGACGGTGATGAAGTCATGGTTGAGTATCGTGTGAGTGATAAATGTATCGTTGATGTAGCCGTGGTGAATAAAGAGAAAGTTAGATATGTTTTTGAAATTTATAACACTCATAAAACGACTCGTGAAACACCTGAACCATGGTTTGAAGTTGACGCTAAAGAAATTTTAAAAAAAACTGAAGATGCCTATATTTATATGCACTGTATAAGAAGAGATAGATATTGTTCAACATGTGTAAAACAAGCGAATGATATCGATATTAAACTCTATATTATTAACAATCCTTCACAAGATATAGAACGACTTGTAAAAGTGAGAAATGATATTAGGTTGAAATGTGGTCTGTATGCACTTAAATATTTTGGGGGTATAATAGAAGTTGGAGAATCTAACGCATTTAGTATTGACGAAGCTTCTTCCAAAAACGAACATCAAGAATTGTGGATATCAGTTAACAAATATAAATGGGACAAAGCACCCGAAAACATAAAATATAAGTTTATTTACGACATTTTTAAGTTATGGAATGGTTATGGTAAACGTTATCTACGTTTAAATCTTAGGTATAAAACCAAGGTCCCTCTTCCTTATAGAAGATGTGCGAATCGAGAGTGGGAACCCGCACAAGATTCCAGGTATTTTAATAATGACAACTTCTGTTCTGATATTCGTGAGACAGGATATCTAAAATCTCCCCCAGATATCCTAGAACAGATGAGAAGTCCCGATAGTGAAATACATGGTTTTAGTTGAAATTTACTTTCTTAAATCCTTATCCGCCGTGTAGTACGTCTTCCCTTTCATAACAAAACTATGAACCCTCGCATACCCCCACGCCTGTGGAGAGGCTCCTGGACGATGCCCAGTTCTCCACGCGGCGAGACCCCTATTGTACACAGTTTGGATAGTTTTCAATGGTACCCCAGTAGCCTTTGAAATCTCTGGTAGAGACTTGACATTCTGGCCATACTTCTTTCTAAATTTTTGGGTGTAAGACGATGTACGGGTCTTTATACCCTTATCAGTCTTAAAGTTTGTGTAGGTCTTTTTGAGCATCTTCTTGTAGCGGGTCTCCACATCTTTGAGGGTTTTGAGACCCCTAAAATATTTAAGGGGTGCATAGATTGGACCCTTCGTTTTACGCAATTCACGAACCTTCTTAGATATCTCCTGATCTGTGAGGGTCATCTTACTTTTCCCTGAGATATTTTACAGCCACCTCAATACTTGGATACACTTTAGATCCAAACTTCACGCGACCCGTCTTTGGGTTGTAGTATCCCCTGTGACCATTGAAAAAAGCCTTGTGAATTTCACCCATATAAAAAATACAATATTATAATAATCAGCGGAAATGGGTCTTTCGATTATTATGGGAAATATGTTTTCAGGTAAAACTTCGGAACTTATCAGACGACTTAAGCGTCTGAAAGTCATTGGTAAGAATATTCTCGTTGTTAATTCAGCCAAAGATACTAGGTCTCCCGATGAAGTTTTGAAAACCCATGATAATGTCAAATTTAATTGTCATAAAGTGTATGACCTATTTGATCTAGTGCATAAACATGACTTTGAAATGGCTGATATTATCGCCATTGACGAAGCCCAGTTTTACCCACGTCTTAAAAAGTTTGTAGACTATTGCCTTTTTGAAAAAAAGGATGTAATTGTCGCGGGTTTAGACGCTGATTCATTTCAGAGAAAATGGGGAGAAATTCTTGACTGTATTCCGATGGCTTGTGAAGTTACAAAGCTTTCAGCCTTATGTATGCGTTGTAATAACGGAAACTCTGGTCCATTTACAAAGAGAATCGTAGATAATAAAGAACTTGAGTTGATTGGTGGAAGTGATATGTATATCGCCGTATGTCGTAAACATTTAGAATCTCTTGATGTCTAAGATGAGAACGACTCTTCTTTGTATTCCCTGTTTGTCAACACTGTGTATTCTTGCATGATCAAACAAAAAGTCTTCACCTTCTCTATGTTTATGTGACCCCTTCTCAGTATAGAGTGTGCAATCACCACCACTTTCTATAGTGAGATGATACCGAAGCCATAGGTTTGTTTCAGCACGATGTGGTGCTATAGACATGGGTCCATCCATGACAGCAAACATGGTTGTATCGTGACAGATACATGGTATTTGTTTGATGAGACCATTTAATACAGGAAAGTCTTCCACCTTGTAATAGTAATAATTTGAATTCTCGTCAAACCATGGATCAAGTTCGTGAAAGAGGTATTTCTTGGCAGTCTTTGAAACTTCTTGAAACTCTTCCCTAATCTTTTCGTAATGTAGTTTTATGAGCCATAATCCCGGGTAATCTTTTGTGCGATATTCAGAACACCAGTCTATGAGATCTATCAGGGTGTTCCTCATACCCACAAGGGGTCTCATTGGTGTTTGAAAGTACAACCTATCTATAGGTGACTTTAAATAATCGTGGAGTACGAGGACCAGAGGCAACACCAGGATGGGCCACATTAATTTCTTGGTATAAAATAAAAATGCCCGGTTACGGCGGAAAGCGAATGGAAAAGTATACCCCTGAACCTACCAACGAAGTTAAGACTGTTGAGCATCGTTTTGTGATGCCAGCGCTCCCCAAGTTCACCATCGTCCAGCTCACCCTCATCGGTCTCCTCTTGGCCTATGCCTGGACCGTCCGTAAGGTGAACCGCGCTGCTGTGTCCGTTGTGGCTCTCGCGATTGGTCTGCTCCACATGTACGATCACCTCTACCGCCTCAAGCGTGGTGATGAGCGTCTCTTCTTCTTCCCAGAAGCGAAGAAGGAGGGATATTGCGGCGCGTGCCGTAAGTAATTAATAGTACATAAAATCTCTAAAAGTTTCTATATCTCCATTATCAATAAGTGTTTTTATTCTGAGTTCATCTTCAGTTAAATAAAGAGCATTTATATCTGCCTCTCTAAATACATCTTGAATTGTTATATTTATAGAGTCAAAGAACGTGAGTAATGTGTGTATATCATCTTCTCCTAACATCTTAAGACACAATCCAAACTTTCCAACTGAAAAATGATACGTATCTTCATCTGTATGAATAAGTATGTTTTTCTTAATAAAACGTTCTATATCACTAGATGGTTCTCTCCCCACCCGATTTGACTCCCTAGTATTCGAAAATAACGCACGTATTCCCGGAGCTATCTTTGTTACGAATTGTATTTTTGACTGATCAAATACCATTTATAATTTAAAATATTTTAAAATAGTAACATGCAGGTCAAAATCACAAGAAGTCCTGATCGCAAAAAGAAATTCAGGGCCACACTTGAAGATGGAAGAACTGTTGACTTTGGGGCCAGTGGGTACTCAGACTACACAAAACATAAAACACCTTCACGAATGCGTTCCTATGTTCTTAGGCACGGTGGAAGAGTTCCTAGACGTATTATTGCTGAGAGAGATCCAAAGAAAATTCAAACAATGATGCTTGATGTCAATTCCAGTGACAAGGAGGATTGGAAAATCACTGGTATTGACGGAGCGGGATTCTGGTCACGTTGGTATCTCTGGAGTTATCCAGACTTTGAGGGTGTCAAAAAGTTTATGTCAAAGAGGTTTGGAATTAAATTTGTAAACTAATAATAGATGCTTGGTCTAATCATCATTCCAATCGTATTTTTGATATTTTACCTTTTATTCAAATACAAGAAAGATCTAGGGATAAAAGAAGAAGAAAACAAACCTCCACCCATAGATCCAAGTGCCCCAGGTGTTCACTACTACAAAGAGTGTGACTACATGGGAGAACACAAACACACTGATCAGGAAACAACAGTGACAGATGACTTCAAGTCAGTCCGTGTTATTGATGGTTTTGATGCGAGGGCTTATAGCGAAGATGATACAGAGGTACTCCTTAACTCATCACGCGGTACTTCAACCACTGTGAGGTGCACACCCTTCAACCGTATGGAAATCACTCGTGATTAAGTAGATCTTCAAAAGTTACCAACTCCCCAGTATGAATGAGTGATGCAAACTTAAAATCTTTATCACTCATTGAACTGTTAGATGGCTGCGCCTCGTGGTAGACA